CGCTACCGGAGATTCTTCCTCTCGGGCCCGGCGCAGGGGGCGAAGACGACGATCGGCTTTATCCTCCCGGCGATGTACGCGCTATTCGAGTGCGAGCAGGACGTCATCCTCGGGGCGCCGCTTGTCGAGATGGCCCAGTCGGCGTACGAGGAGCGGCTCAAGCCGTCGATCGAGGCGGGGCGGTACGCGAAGTTCTTGCCGACCGCGGGCGGCGGGTCGCGCGGGGGGCGGTCGCTTTCTGTTGGGTTCCTGAACGGCGCGCGCTTGCGCTTCATGGGCGCGGGGGGTGGCGACGCCCAGCGGTCGAGCTACACGGCGCAGGTCATCATCATGACCGAGATCGACAAGATGGACGACGTCGGCCGCGCAAGCGAGGAAGCCGACCCCGTCACCCAGATGGAGACGCGCTCCGCGGCGTTCGGGGACGCGGCGGAGATTTACGCCGAGTGCACCATGAGCACCGAGCATGGGCGGATTTATCGTGAGGTCTGCGAGTACGGGACAGACTCGTCGCTCCGCGTCCCCTGCCCCCACTGCCGGAAGTGGGTCGCCCTCGATCGGGAACACTTCCAAGGGTGGCGCGACGCTCCCGACGTCTTGGCCGCTCGCGCCCGTGCGTGCTATACCTGCCCATCCTGTTCGGTCGCGTGGACCGAAGGCGATCGTCGGGTGGCTCTCCGCGAACCGCTTATCGTGTCGAAAGGACAAGACGTCGGCGACGCGGGCGAGTTGACCGGGGAGCCGCCCCCTACGAACACCTTCGGATTCCGTTGGACCGCCCTCGCTTCCTCGCTCGTGACGATGGCGGACATCGCCGAGAGGGAGCACCGGGCGGAGAGGTCGGAGGAGCCCGCCGACTTGAAGGCCGCCATGCAATTCCTCTGGGCCCGCCCCTGGTCCGAGAGCGTCGTCGATATTTCCGGCTTGAGCGTCAAGGGCATCGCCGACCGGATGGCCGAGCACCCCAAGGGCCTTGTACCGCCGGGGACGGCGAAGGTCACGCTCGCGATCGACTTGGGCTTGTATCAATGCTACTGGGCCGCCGTCGCTTGGTCGGACGAGGCGCGGGGCCACGTCTTCGATTACGGGGCTATCGACGTGCCGCAAGAGAGACAGGCGGATCCGCTACGGATACTCTCGGGGTTGCGGGCGTTCCGCGACGACGTCATCAAGCACGGCTGGGGCGGGGGCGGGCGTCAACCCGATCTCGTCCTCGTCGATTCAGGCTGGAAGCCGGAGATCACCTACGGGTTTGTAGCCGAGAGCGGCCACCCCTACTACGCGGCGAAGGGGCGCGGGAGCGGCAAGAACCAGGACCGCTGGCACGCCCCCAAGTCCGCCGACGAACGCCGGAAGATCGGCAACGGCTGGCTCGTCTCCCTCCTCGACAACGGGATCAAGCTCGTCGAGTTCCACTCCGATTCTTGGAAGGCCGCGGTCCATGACGGATTCTCGGCGGGGCTCGGCGCGCCCGGGGCGCTTACGCTCTACAAGACGTCGATGCGCGAGCACTACGGCTTTGCGCGGCAGATCACGGCGGAGAAGAGGGAGCAGGAGTTCGTGGCCGGGACCGGCGAGCGCACCTACTGGAACCGCATCTCCCGCGACAACCACTGGCTGGACGCGATGGCGATGGCGCGGGCGGCGGCCGACATGGTGGGGGTGAAGATGATGCGGCCCGCGCCATCACCTCCGGCGAAAGGAGCCCCTGTCGCGCCTGCGCCCGCAACATCACGGCCGATCAGGACGAGGTATGGATAGAATATCATGAGCGGCGATGGAGCTTCAAGGGAACGGGGGTCGTCCCGCGCTTCGGTCGGATGCATCCGACGGGGCGGCGCCCGACAAAATGGCGAACCGGTGTAGGCCATTTAAGCTTGAAGCCACGGAGCCCCGCCGCGTTTTCTTGGAGGAGAGATGGCGAAGAAACAGGGGCGGACAGTCGAGGTCGAAGTCGTGAGTCGCGAGGCGGGGAAGCCTCGCGTCGTGGAGCCCGAGGCGGCGCCGGTAGCATCCGTCAAGCCCCGCTGCCCGCGGTGCGGCATGGCGGACACGATAGCTACGTCAACGCAAGAGGGCGTCCAGTATCGGAAGTGCCGTCGGCCGATCTGCCGCTGGCGCTACAAGGTCCCGTTGATCGGAAACGCTTCTGCCTTGTAAAGCGCACCCTTGACACCCGCTAACCTCTAGGGGAAGATTCCCACAATAAGCGCAGGGGATTGATCCTCCCCGTTGGCTGTCGGGCGGTGGAGTTCCGACGGCCTCTATCGCCCGATAGCCGCGCGTCCTGTCGGAGATAGGGGACGCGGTTGGCGACGCCTTCGTGGACCTACAGCGACTGGGTTACGTTCGAGACTGGCTCGGCTACTCGCATCAGCCGTCTTCGGCTTCACATCCAGGAAGTCAGTAACAAGATCAAGTCGGGCTCCTACGCGGTAGAAGGAAAGTCCCACGACCTCGGCATCGTCGAGAGCTATCTCAAGGAGTTGATGCGCTCGGAGGCCCGCGAAGCTGCGGCCTCGGGCATCACCTCCGGCAACCGCGCAGGCTGGACGCGCGGTAAGGCGGGCCTGTGAAGAAGCGCGTGCTGCCTCATCCCGCGCCCGCCGCGCGCCGTGCGCTCCCCGTCCCGAGCGGGAACGGCCACGGCCACAACCTCAGCGGCCGACTCGTGGAGGTGACGAAATCAAAGGGCGCGTACACCGCCTTCGGCTACCAGTCGGCGACCACCGCGAACCGCGACGGTCGCGTGACGCCGGCGGGGTCCGGCGATGCCCACCTCGAGCATCACCGCGAGCGGCTCGTCGATCAGGCCCGGGACTTCCAGCGCAACAACGGCATCTTCAGCGGCATGATCGAGCGCGCGAGCGCCTACGTCGTGGGGAACGGGTTCGGGCTCCAAGCCAAGACGGACGATCCGAAATGGAACGCCGAAGCCGAGCGACTCTTCGGCGAGTGGTGGGAGAAGCCCGAGGTCCGCCAGCTCGACTCGGGCGACGCGATCGAGCAGCTTGTCTGCTCGGAACTGATGACCGCGGGCGACGTCGGGGTCGTCAAGACGAAGCTGAAGCTCATCCAAGTCATCGAGAGCGAACAGATCAGGGGTCAGGGCAACGCGCGTGACGGGATCACGAAGGACAAGGTTGGCCGGCCGACCTCCTACTCGGTGGCCCCCTACGGACGGAGCGGCGCGCCGGAGATCGCGAAGGCCGAGCCTGTCTCGCCGGAGAATTTCCTTTTCATCACGCGACGGATGAGGCCCTCCGCGACGCGGACGGCGCCGCCCTTGCAGTCCGTCTTCCCGATGCTCCACCGGATCAACGACGTCTGCGACAGCGAGGCGATCGCGTGGCAGATGCTCGCGCGGATCGCGATCTCGGTGAGCCGCTCGAACGCGCAGCTAGACGCCTTCCAGCAATCGACGGCCGACCCGGAGCAGGCGGGGAACACGGAGGGCCGGCCGTCAACCCGCGTGACGGAGTTGGACTACGCGCTCATCTTCCACGGCGAGCCTGGCGACGAGGTCAAGGGGATCGACCGCAATATCCCGGGCAAGGACTTTCCCGCGAGTCTTTCGACGTTCCTCCGCCTCCTCGGGCTCCCGCTCGGGCTCCCGCTCGAGGTCATCCTGCTCGATTGGACGAAATCAAACTACTCGCAATCGCGCGCGGTCCTCGAGCAGGCGTTCGTCAGCTTCCGGCGGTGGCAGTCGGTGCTTGAGAAGTTCTTTCACCGGCCGGTATATCGGTGGTTCATCGAGAGCGCGGTCGCCGCGAGACAGCTTTCGGCGCGGCCGAACATGTTCAAGCACGAGTGGATCAAGAGCACCTTCCCGTGGATCGACCAACTCAAGGAAGCCGAGGCGTGGTCGATGAAGCTCGACCGCTCGTTCTCGACTCAGGCCCAAGTCCTCAAGAGCCTCGGGCTTGACCGCGATGAGGTCTTGACCACGCGCGAACGCGAGGTCCGCGAGGCCATCGCGATTGCAAACAAGATCAAGACGGATACCGGGGTCGATGTGCCCTATCAGACGTTCGCGGGGCTCGCCGTTCCATCCGCGGCCCCGGCGCAACCCGCGGCGGAGAAGGGGAAGCGCGGCAAGCCCGCCGAAGAGGACGACGACGAGGAGGACGCCGACGCCAAGTTCTCGGTCACGCTCGGCGAGGTCGAAGGGCCGATGGTCGCCAAGGGCGTTGCGGGGATTCTCAGGAGCCGGAGGGAAGCGCCGTGAAAGAAGCCGAACTTCTCTCGCTCGCGGACGAAATCCAGGCGACGGTCAAGCACGAGGTCGCCAAGTTGATCGGCCCCCTACAGGCGCGGGTGGCCGAGCTTGGGAAGGCCGCGGCGTCCGCTAACGCCGAAGTCTTGGAATTGCGGGCGCGCATCGAACAGGTGGCGAAGGAGCCGCGGGTCCACATCGAGCCGCAGTTCATCGTGCCGGTCCCGGCGGTCCACGTCTCGCCGGTCCTTCACCCTCCCGCGCGGAAGCCCATGAAGCGGACGCTCAAGCCAGCCGCCGGTGGCGGTTACGTCATCGAGGACGGAGAGGCGACGTAGATGGCGACAGGGACAGACGCAGGCGGGACGTGGAACACTACGGCGGGAAACAAAACCGTCGTGGCTACCCCTGCCGCCGACGATCTCATCGTCGTGGTTCACGGGATGTCAGGGTGGGCCAGCGGTGACGACTCCGTGGTCACCGACAACAATGCGGACGGCCTCGGAACCTACACGAGACTCGGAACGCCTACCGCCCCGTTGTCCAATGGCGGCGGAACCGCGTGCGCTCTGTGGTTTTCCGTCCGCAACGCTCTTGTTGGGTCCGCTACGTCTACGACGTTCACCGTGACCAACACGGGCGACACGGGTGGCGGGCTTTCCGTCCTTCGATTCTCCGGGATGTCGCGCGTTGGGATTGACGCGATCTTGCAGAGCATCGGCGAGAGCACCCAGACGGAGAATCCGCCGACGATCACGTTCGGAGCTACGACGCTGACGGGCAATCCGGTAGTCCTTGCCGTGATGGGCGAGGACAATCCTCCCGCGTTAACGTCTCCGGCTGGGTTCACCGAGGCAGAGGATACCGGATGGGCGACGCCCACAAGCGGCATTCAGGCATGTTGGGACGATGCCGGGAATACGGCCACCCTCTTCTCGTGGAGCGCCGGGGCGTTGACCGACCACAACGAGATCGGGGTCGAGCTTGATACGACCGCGGCCCCCGTAGGTCACCCGGCCGCGAAGCGTATGGGCGGCGTGAAGGGCGAGCATCGCACTCCGGGCAACAGCCCCGTGAGGATGTGGTAGATGGCTTCGACAGACTCAAAGGCTGCTGCGTTTTGGGGAGTCGCCCATCGCATCACCTATCCGATGCTGGACGCCGACGGCGACCTCGTGACTGGCGCGACGACGCCGGATGCCGAAATCTCGAAGGATGCGGGCACGTTCGCGGATTGCACGAACGAGAGCACCGAGATTGCGACGGCCTCCGGGGTCTATTACCTCGACCTGACGGCCACCGAGATGGAAGCCGACCAGATCGTCGTGATCGCCAAGTCGGCCACGGCGGGGATGAAGACCACCGTCATCGTCATCTACCCGGAGCAGGGTATCAGGACGCGCAAGGCAACGGCGGGGGCGGCCGGTACGATCACGCTTGACGCTTCGGCAAACGCCACGGACGACTTCTACAACGATACCGTCGTGGCCATCGTGGGCGGAACGGGGGTGGGGCAGTCGCGGCTCATCTCTAACTACACGGGCGCGAGCAAGGTGGTGGACGTCGTGCCCAACTGGGTCACAGCCCCGGACGCGACCTCGATCTTCCATATCATGCGGAGCGGGAGGGTGGATATCGGCCAGTGGGTCGACGTTGCGCCGAGCGCCCTCATCGCCGGTCGCGTGGATGCGAGTGTCGGGGCCATGCAGACCGCCGTCATCACGGCGGCGGCTCACGCCGCTGGAGCCATCGACGCCGCGGCTATTGCCCCGGACGCCATCGGCGCATTGGAGCTTGCAGCGGATGCGATCACGGAGATTCAAGCGGGGCTTGCAACTTCGGCGGCGCTCGCGACCGTGCAGGCCGATACAGACGACATTCAGGCTCGGCTCCCGGCCACTTTGTCGGCTGGCAAGATGCGCGCACAAGTCGAAGGCATGGACGCGGGTACGGTGACTGCGGCGGCAGTCGCCACGGACGCCATCGACGGAGACGCCATCGCCGCAACCGCCGTGACGGAGATTCAGGCGGGACTTGCGACGTCCGCTGCATTGGCCGTGGTCCAGGCCGATACCGACGACGTCCAGGCGCGGCTACCGGCTACGCTCTCCGCCGGAAAGATGCGTTCCCAAGTCGAGGGCCTTGACGCGGACGTCATCACGGCGGCTTCGATTGCGGCGGCGGCTATCGGAGTGTCCGAAGCTCCGAACCTCGACGCGGCTGTGTCGTCGCGCGCGGCTCCGGGCGCGGCCATGACCTTGACGGCGGGCGAGCGCGACTCGATCGCGGCGGCGCTGCTCGACTTGGCGAATGGTACGGAAACGGGCTACACGGTAAGGCAGGCGCTCCGCCTCATCGCGGCGGCGGTAGCGTCGAAGGTTTCCGGGGAGCCGGGTGCGCCTATCTTCCGCAACTTGGCCGACACGGCGAACAGGATCAGCGCCACGGTTGACGCAAACGGCAACCGTACGGTCGTGACACACACGCCATGAGCCAGAAATTCTTCGGCGGGGACTACTTTGGTGGTCGGCATTTCATCGGCGACTTCTTCGGCGGGGTCGGCGTCGCGCCACCGGCGACGGGCCACGCCAAGGGGTCGTGGGCTGGCTGGCTTGCCTTTCAGGAGTTCATCCGCAAGCAGGAAGAAGAGGAGCGCGAGCGGAAGAAGCTCTTGCGCGAGAAGCGCCGCCGCGAGGTGTTGGCGCGGCTTTCGGAGAGGGCCGCAACGGCGCGCTCGGTCGAGATCGCGTCGCGCCGCAGACTCTTGATGCTGGCCTTCGCCGCCATGGAGGAGGAAGACGATGAATAGCGCGCTCTCCGGATTCCTCGCCGAGATGCAGGCCCAGCCGTGGGTGATGGAGCCCAAGGCCCTTGAAAGTTTCCTCGCCCGGATCGCCTCCGCGCCGGAGCCGATGATCGAGACAGCTTTCGGCGCGAGCCCAGTTTCATCGCGGATGAGGATCGAGGGCGACGTCGCGGTAATCCCGGTTTCCGGCCCCCTCATGAAGCGCGTGCCGAACATCGTCCGCTGGCTCGGGTTCGACGCCACGAGCTACGAGGATATCAGCGAGGGGATCAAGGCCGCGCTCGACTCCGACGCCACGACGATCCGGCTCGACGTCGATTCTCCTGGCGGTGCGGTCCCCGGGGTCAAGGAAGCGGCCGATGCTATCTTTGAGGCGAGCAAGACGAAGTCTGTCACCGCGCGCGTGCCGGACCTCGCGGCTTCAGGAGCGTACTGGCTCGCCTCCCAAGCCAACGTCATCGAAGCGGGTCCGAACGCGGCGGTCGGTTCGATCGGGGTCTACACCGTCGCCGTCGACGCCTCCAAGATGGCCGAGAAGGAAGGCGTGAAGGTCCACGTCATCCGCTCCGGCGAGCACAAGGGGATGGGCGTTTTCGGCGCGGAAGTGACCGAGGCCCAGATCGCCGGGATGCAGAAGTTGATGGACGGGATCGCCGCCAACTTCCAGGTCGACGTCGCCCGGGGCCGCAAGGCAAAAGTTGAAACAGTCGAGGGATGGGCCGACGGGCGCATCCTCATCGCCGCCGAGGCAAAGGCCATCGGCATGATCGATACGGTGCGATCGGGGCAGGGTTCGGACGGCAACGCGCCGCCCGGTGCCTCGGCGGCCGAAGAGAGTCACCACGAAGGAGATGAGTCTATGACGACTCCCAACCCGCAGGCCGCCGCCGACGCCGCGCTCCGCGCGCAGGCCGCGACCGAGGCCCGGGATTCCGAGCGGGCGCTCGAGAAGTCCCGCGTCACCGCCCTCAAGGCGGCGTTCCCGAAGGACCCTGCGTTCGCCCTCGCCCAGATCGAGGCGGGCGTGACGGTCGAGCAGGCGAAGGCCGCCTACTCCGACGTGCTCTCCGAGCGGCTCGAGAAGAGCGAGAGCGCGCGTGTCGAGGCCGAGAAGAAGGCGGTCAAGCCCGCCTCCGTCTCCGGTGCCGAGCCGATCAGGGTCGATGGCGAGCCGGGGGCCGGCGGAAGCGGTGAGGACTTCCTCGCCCGCGCCCGCGCCCACGCGAAGGAGAACAAGGTCGGGCTCGTGGCCGCCATGTCGGCGGTCGCGCGCGAGAACCCGGA